TGTGAGAGACGCTTCTTGAGTGCTTGGCGGCGTGCCTTTGCTTGTCGGAGTGCTTGCGGTTTCAGTTTCCGCTTCTGCTCCTTTTTGGAATGGTGATAGCGGTTGGGGACTTGCATTAGTCTTGTGCTTGTGAGGACATCATACGCGAAAAACCTTTGACTTTTTCGAATCGGAGGACACTTTCAAATTTGTCATGAAGGTCTGTCTTATGAGAAATCACAAAAATATTAGCATCCTTAATCACATAACGGATAATCTTAAGGAACTCGTCGGTGCCGAATCCATCAAGTGAGGAATCAAAAACCTCATCCATAATCAGCAGATTGGTATTGACGGAGTTCTTGACTCGGGCGACTTCTCTCCAAGTGAAGAGGAGTGCCAGGTCGATTCTCATTTTTTCACCCTCACTGAAAGAACTATAAGAAAAGTCTTCGTGAATGGGTGACTTTACCGTTTCGTTGAACTCTTCATCAAGATGGAAATTAATATAAAAGTCCATCATCTGTAAGTAACGATTCACCTGCTGATTTATGAAGGGAAGATACTTTTTAATAATCTTCGTTTTTACACCATCATCCTTGAGTAAGGAATAGGCAAAATCATAATAAACGACTTCTTCTTTTTTCTTTGAAAGGTCTTCGAATGTTTTTTGGAGACTGGTTTGAAATTCTTCTAGTTTCTCATGTTCAGTATTTCTGTTTGCAAGGTTTTGGGTAATAGTTTGAATTTCATTTTCAAGATCTCGGATTTGTCGCTGGTTAAGTGATATCCGAGTATTGTTTTGAGAAATCTCATGATTGAGTTTCGTAATCTCCTTGGAAAGAACTGTGAATTGACGCTCTCTTTCCTGTTCTAACTTTATAGTCTCCTCAAGTTCTTGAAAACCTTTCTGGAGTTCCTTTGCTTTATTTTGAGCGTCTGCAATTCTATTTAATCGAAACTCTTCTTCTATAGTTTGAGTGCAGGTAGGGCAGACCGTATTTTCTGTAAAAAACTTATGCTCTTTCGTAATGACTGATACTTTCTGGGAGATTTTACCCTTCAAATTGTTAAGCTTTACTAACTTATCACCAGCACCAACGACTTCCTCTTGCTCCTTTGCATACTTAAAAATGTCTTCTTCTGTTCGGGCATTTTCAGTCATATAAACGCCAACTTCTGCGTCTAACTTGGTAATCTTTTCCTTATTGGCATTAATATTGGCATTTCCACGATTCTCAAGTTCCTCAATAAACTCTTGTTGCATTCTCATCTTGTCCTTAAAATTTTCTTTTTTAAGTTCAAGAGATTTAATCTGGTCTTTTTTCTCACGAATCCTATCTTTGATAAGATTATTCATCGCAGAAAAAATACGAATATCCAGAAGGTCTTCAATGACCTCACGACGATGTGCCGTCGTTAACTGCATAAAAGGCACAAAAGTGCTGCTACCCAAAATCACAATTTGAGTAAAAGACTTATAATTTACCTTAAGAATATTTTCTTCTAAAATCTTTTGATTTGAACGGTCATCTGCTTCTTTATGCAGAGGAACACCATTGACTTCAACATCAAAAATATTTGGTTTGATTCCACGACGAACCAAATAGTCACGATTGTTAACGGTAAACTCAATCTCAACACAACAATCTTTCTCATTTGTTGTGTTAACAAGTTGAGGTTTATTAATTTTTCTAAATGGACGATTAAAAAGAACAAATGTAAGGGCATCTAGAATAGTAGACTTACCTGCTCCATTTGTTCCAATAATCAGATTTGTATGATTCTTTTCAAAATCAACTTCAGTCCACTGATTACCAGTAGAAAGAAAATTTTTCCATTTAATCTTGTGAAATACTAACATTTTTAGGGGGAATAATAATGTCGTCAGGAGTTATGACCGCATACTTGTAATTATAAAGTTTACAGGTCTTTATGGCAAGCTCATCATCGACTTCCACAACATCCATTTCTTGGTCTTCTTGGTCTTCTAGCATTAGAGCATATCGAGTAGCATCATCTTCTTCTTCAAAGAGAAATAAAACTTTATGCCCATATTGGTCTTGGACTGCATAAGCACCGTCGTCTTTTCTGTCTTTGAGCGTGAGAAGAAACATTATTCTACCTCGCAGGCTTGTCGATAAAGATCTTGGAAAATACCTTTGATAATATTTTTATCAAATTCAAACTCTGATTCTTCAATATATCGATTCAAAATTGTGAGAGTATTTTCATCTTCACTAATTTCAAACTCTTCATTTTCTTGAATCTCAAAGTTTTCAATAATCTTTAAATCTTGAATACCAACTGTATAAAGTTTATCAATGAACTTTTCAAAGTCCTTTGGTTTGGATTTTTTACGAACAATCACTTTTACAATTTTGTTCGCATACTCCGTAGTATCAAACATTTGATAAGGAGTATCTTCATAATAAATGTTATAGAATAATTTATAAGGATTATTGATTGGAGTGTGCTCGAATGTTTCCGTATCAAAAATATGGAAACCTCTTGTATCGTTTACATCATTCCAGTACATCTCATAAGTATTTCCAAGATAAAAAATCTTACCATTATCAGAGCGAGTATGATAGTGACCTGAAAATACTTTCGTAAACTTATCAAAAATCTTTGGGTCTAGACCGTGCTCTTCCATTACAAGATTTCGATTTACACGAAAACCTTGAAGTTCAAGATGACCCATTGCAATCTTTGCTTTTGACTTTTTAATCTGCTTCAAAGTCTCATCATAGTTTTCACTACAAATCCACGGCAGCATCATAATATCAATACCACCAACTTTGACTGTCTGTGGAGAACTATAGGTTTTGATGTTTGGATAATTTTGAAGAAGAAGTGATGGTGAGTTTACGTGATTGGTGTTCTTAAAGTAACAATCGTGATTACCCACAATCATATGCACATCACGATTCTTGAGTGGTTCAAATACAACACGCTTTGCCCACTCTAAACTTTGATAATCAATCGACTTACGACTATCAAAAGCATCTCCCATATGAATAACCGTTTCAATTCCGTGCTCTTCTAGGGCAGGAAAGAAAATGTTTTTATAGAACAACTCAAAGTGGTCGTGAAGGTATTTGGAACCTTTCCTCGCACCGTAGTGGGTATCAGTCAGAATTGCAATCTTCATCGATTGTTGCGGTAAGAGATGTTGTCTTTAATGGTATTATAGTCGCTACTGTGCCCAGAAAGCAAGCTGTCGTCAACCATCATAACCTCATCAAACCCAGTGCGTTCGATAATCTTGGTCTTGATATCCAGTTGTTTCTTTTCTTTTTGAATTCTTCTCAAAAATGCATAATGAATAATTTGAGTAAAATAAGCAAAGGGGTTATTTGACTTATTTGGGTCAAAATTGTGAATGTATTGAACGCAGTTTTCAATACCATCAGAAATCATATCCTCACGGAACATATAATTCACAAAGTTTGGTTTATATGAAAGGTGAGTTGCAATCTTGAGAAAACATTCTCCAAGATAATTCGGAATGGGTGGTTTACCTTCCCAATGCTTGCCCCTATCTTCTTTAGTAGGGTTTCTATTGAACTTCTCATTGAATGACTTTTCGACCTTTGACCGATAGACAGTCATTGCTTCTAAAAGTTCTTTGTTGTTTACATAATGTTCTGTTTTCTTTTTAGGCATAGCATTGGAATCAACTAATATAATTTTTGTTTATTATAGCACACAATCAAAGGGCTTGACAAGTTATAAAAATATGTGTAGACTAGGTTTGTCCTCGTTGAAGATAAGAATCTAGCTTTCTTTAAGGTCTTTAAAGAGATTCTCCAGTTTCTTACGAGCATCTTCAACAGAAGAGATATATCCCATCTTGGGAGAGGGTTTTACTTGACCTGAAGGATTATAAACATCAATTGAATCATCTTCAGTGATGTAATTGTTGTAAATATCAATAATTTTATTATCCTTTGTTTCAGTCATTGTAATGATTTTATCCAGTTTTATGATAAAGAAATCATCATCTGATAATTCTATCCAAGGTTTAACTTTTATATACATTCCTTGATGATTATGATAAGTCTTCATCGTTACTGGGTTTTGAAGCACTAAAACTGGATCTCCATCATTCTCATCCACTAGGACTAACGATAGAATCTCTTCACCTGATACTAGTTTTATAATCGCGTAAAACTCTTCTCCCATTAGTTCTTAAAAGGTATGTTTACAATATCGTAATTAAAATTTTCTTCATTATAGACTTTAATTCTTTCAATTAAGTGATTAAGTGTATAATTCTTTCTTGACTTATAACTGATATCATCGGCAATGTCATATAGAGTTGCTTTTGTCTTATTATTTCCTTTTCTTAAGACTCGTCCGATTGATTGGAGGTTTCTGATTCTTGATTTACTAGGGGAAGCAAAGATAACATTATGTAAATTTCTGATGTTAACACCAGTAGAAAAAGTACCGTAAGAAGCAACGATGATTGCATTATTTTCCTTTTCAGTGATTTCTCTTACCTTCTCACGATTTTCAGTATCAACACCACCATGCACAAAGAATACATGGCGGTCATCAGTAATACTCTTATTTATTAATTCGTATAAGGGTTGTCCGTGACCTTCAACACGGGCAAAGAGAATTAAAGTGTTTCCCTTTAAATCAAGAGCAAGATTCTTAATAAACTTATTTCTTTTATCGTGATTGATAATATATTGGACTTCATCTTCGAAAGTCTCAAAACGATTCGGTGGGTGTTTCAATAGAAGAATGTTGATGTCTAATGTAGCAACGTGACCTTTTTTCATCAACTCATCAGTTTTAATAATCTTATAAGAAGGACCGAATAATCCTTCTAAGACCCACTTATGAGTTTGACTTCCATCAAGTGTACCAGTGAATCCAAAACGATATTTACAATCAGAAAGTTTTGTCATTATAGATACTAATGACTTTGATTTAAACTGGTGTGCTTCATCTCCTACGACCACATTAAATCTTGAAAAGTATTGACGGGGAAGTTTGTAGATGGACTGCCAGGTGGTGATAATTACCTGTGAATCGGTCTCTCTTTCTTTCCCAGCATAAATCTTGTGGCAGTATGACCCCACATCAAACCCATAATCTTCAAAATCTTTATACATCTGCTCTACAAGGGATGTCGTTGGGACAACTACGAGAATACTTTGTCCTTTCTCAACGTAATATCTCACAATCGAGTATATCATCAAAGACTTTCCAGAAGCAGTTGGAGATATCAACAACTTTCTATTATGTCTTAATGCGTCGTATACTCCCTCAACTTGGTAGTCGCGGGGAGCATACTTGCAGATAGAATTCATATAATCTTTTACACCTTCTTTTGAAATCATTTCATTGACTTCAAAAGGAAGACCATAATACTTATTATTTCTAAACTCGTAAGTATATTCGTGTTGCTCACAAAATCTTATGAGTTTATCTAATAGTCCGACGTATATTTCTTGCGTATTAATATTGAACAGGTGAATATAACCATCCCACCATTTGTTCTTGTACGCAGGTGCGAATTTAGCATTTGGAACTTCAAATTGAAATGCGTCTCTTAACTCATAGTAGACGTGTGGTTCTGCTTCAACTTGAAGATACACCTCATTCTTTTTTGAGATAATCAAGTGGGACATTCATAACATATCAGTTATGATTATTTATTTCATCAATTAAACCCTGCCTGGAAACGATGCCATTCAATAGCATTCTTAATTTGATAAGTTCGGTTTGAAATTGTTTTAATAATCTCCTCAAGAAACTTTAACATAACATCATAGTATCTAATTTTGAGGTCTATTTTATTCAGTCTCTCATCGGCATCTAGGTGCCTCTGTAGTGCCTCTTTGTCCCGAACTTTATATGGAAATGGTTCTTCTTCATAGACCTCTATGGGTGCCTTTCCGGAATAATAATTATACCTTTCTAATTTAATCTTACTATGTGTATCTCTTGCCTTTTCTCGCAACAAAGTAATCGTATTATAGATGGTATAATATTTGGAATGAAGTTGAGGAATTTTTAAAGATTCATCGTGTAAATTATCAGGATCTATGACAGAATCTCTCTGCCACATCTCCTGGATTTCATCAAGAGTCATAAAGGATTGCCGTCTGTGCCAATGATATCATAGACAGTATACTTGAAAGTCACGTCTGCTGTAAAGTATTGAATATCTGTTTCTGTTGCGTCAAAATCCAGAGAAGTTAATGAGACTGGAAATAAATCCTTAAATTTTACAATTGCTATTGATTTGTAATTTGAGTTTAAAATATTTAAAGATCCATCACTATACTGTCTTTTAAGATCTCGAATACCATCTTCATTGGTTGTCAAATTTTCAAATTGTTTTGTTGTCTCTGGGTATCCTAGTCCAGTAATCCAGTTATGAATTGACATATAATTTTCAAGATTTTCATCAACTAAAAACCTTAAAGAAAAATCTCCATAAACAATTTTATCCCCAGGAACATCTAAATCTTTCAGATAAGATGGTTGTATAGCAGTTCCTAAAGATAATTCTGGTATTCTAGCGGAATTACAGAAAAAAGAAATTTTAGGATAATTTGCTAAACTAAATTTAAACCCAATTGGAGAAAGAAAGTTTCTATTCTGTATCTGACCATCAAAAGCAGATGCCATAACTTATTTTTATTTTTATTTAGATAAGTGAACTGGAAAATTCTGTAGTACCTCTTTCTTCCCTATAATGCCTAATTCTATGACAATTGCTACAAAGCATTACACATTTTTCAATTTCCTCTAAAATAGTGTCCCAGTTACGGTCTAATGCTGGTGCGATCTCAAATTTTTTTTCTAATGGATTAATGTGATGAAAATCGTAAGCGCATTTGTGAAATGATTTTTTACAATCAAAACATTTATCTGCAAATTTTTGAATCAAAAGATCTTTTCTTTTGTCTCTGCGACGCCTTTGATATTCATTACGCTCTTCTTTATTTAATCTGGGCATGAGTATACAATATGTTGTATACTCTATTTATACAAAAAAAGGGTCCGAAGACCCTTCAGCGTGGAATTGTATCCAATTATTACATGAGATTTGCGACCTTGACTCTTCTGTAGTAAACGTTTGAGTTTCTCTCCAGAACACCAGGATTGGTGAGGGTAGCACCTTTTGCGAATGGGTTGGCAACAATTCCATAACGGGTCTTGAAGCCAATTTTTGGCTGGAAGGTGTTCTCGCCAACAGCACGTACCATCTGTAGAGGTACATATGGGCAATAGAACAGACCAGCATCATAAGGGGAAGAACCCTTATAACCAGCAACATAATACTGGTTTGCTGAGTTGTTAGCAGCGTATGGGTCAATATATACGCGGAACTTACCAGCAAGAACACCAGCAAAGGTGTTACCAGTGTCATCAACGTTAAGATTTGCGTTGAGGGCAGGGGTGTAATCCAGAACTCCAGCCATGGTGAGTGCCGAAGCAACGTCAGCAGAGCAAAGGATCATGTTGCCCTTTCCTCTACGAGTTCTTTGTGCGATCTGGTTAGCATCGCGCTCGATCTGGAAAATAAGACCTTTGAACTTCTCAACCGACCAACGACCGTTGGAATCAACGTCAAGGTCAAAAGTACCAGCAGTTGCGGTATTTACAGTAGCACCTGTTTCAGCAACGTTGTAGATGGTACGGATAACTTCACGGTTGATTTCAGCAAGAATTTCAGTTGACAGAATATTTGCCAACTCCGCTTCTGCATTCAGACCGTGAATTGCCTTGAGGTCTTGAGCAAGCTCAAGTGAGTACTCAGCCTTCAGTGCGCGTGACTTGGCGGTAACGGTGACTTTCTCAATTGAGAATGCCATTTCGTTAAATTGAGCACCACCCGAAGTTCCAAGTGCCTCACCCTCATCGGTACGCATACCCTGACCTACGTTGTAGGTAGTAGCAGTTGCACTTCCGATTGGGTTCAGGAGACCAGGATTGGTTCCTTGTTGTGCGGTAGTACCAAGACCAACGCTACCATCAGTCCAACCATCAGTTTCACCAAAGGTGGAACCTTGACCTGAGAATGCAGAATCTACTTCATTGTAGAATGCCTCTGCACCACTCTGGTTGGTGTAGCGTGAACGCATTGCAAAGATGAGTCCAGTAGGACCATTCATTGGTTGAACACCTGCGAGGTCATAAGCGACCAGGTTAGGCATTGCGCGTCTGATCAGCGAGATCAGAACTGGGTCGAAACCAGCAACAGGTGAAGAAGCACCAGCTGAGAATCCAGCATTAGCACCCGATTGAGTGTTAACGGTTGGAGTTTCGTAGAGGAACTCACGCTCTTCGCGGAGTGCTCTTTCTTGGTTTTCTAGCAGGACAGCGGTTACAGCTCTACGATGTGAATCTTTGATAGGATCAAGACCTTCGTAATCTAGGAGCGGAGCCCACTTCTCCTGCAGATGTTCTTGGTTGAACATTTGCATTGTTTTACCTCTTTTGAAAGTTTAGTTTGAATTTATAATCTATAAATCACTTTTTAGAAACTCTATTCAGAGTTTGAAGATATGACTCCATTAAACCAGAAACTGGTTGATAATTTGAAGTCGAATGATCTTCTGAAAGATTCTCTGAATTGTCTCTTTGAGTACCAGCGTTTGATGGGAAGTATGATTCCCTTAACGTCACTAGCTTCTCACGATAGTCTGCTTCACTTTCAAACTCAACATTTTCAGCAAGAGAAGCGAGTTTGTCCTTCTGAGAAAGTGCAAGACCCTCAGTGACTTCTGCAAAGATTACATCAGCAACCGACTCGGCTAATCTTCTATTTAGAGCAACATTTCTTTCGATTTGCTCGTTGAGTTTTTCTTCCATTTCATCAAGTTTATCTACCATGCTCTCGATAACATCATATCTATCTTCAGGAACAGTTACATAATGATCTTCAAAAAGACTCTTCATTCCTTGGAGGAATGATTCGGTCATTTCGGTCTTAAGACCGTGCTCAACTGCGAGTGCATTCTCTTGAATCCACTCATCAGCAACATACTCAAGATATGCGTCAACTCTATCAGTTAACTCTTCTTTGATTGATGCTACTTGCTCAACCAAAGATTCTTCATATTGTGCTTGAAGTTGCTCTTTAATGTCAGCAACTTTTGCTTTGATAGCAGCTTCAAAAATGGTACGTGCTTTCTCTTGGAATTCTTCAGAAAGTTCTTCACCTTCTAGGAGAGCATTGACATCTTCTTCAATGTCAAACTCTTCTGCCATTTCCTCATCCTCATCCTCTTCCTCCTCTTCTTCTTCACCCTTCTTTTTCTTTTTAGGAGTTTCTTCCTCTTCTTCAGATTTATCAGAGGCTTCGGAAACTACTTCATTATCAACTTCATCAAGGACTTCAGATTCTTCATCTTCTGCTTCCTCTGACATTTTTTTCATAGGATCAGCAGGTTTAGCACCTTTATTGACAACATTCTTTACTTGAGAAAGTGTTGCTGAAGGCTCCTTGAGTTTAGCGGAGTCGTCATCTGTTTTATAATTTTCTGGAGTAGGACCTCCGAGATCTTCCCAACTACCAGTTTGACCAGGAGTAGTTCCGGTCAATTTGTGCATTGGCTCGGCAGATGCAGCTCCTTTGGTTACTACGTTTTCCATTTCTTGTAAATTGCTACCAACGGACATTTTTTTAGATATTTGTGTATTAATCTATATTTATTTATAATTTATAGATTTGAAAGAAATTCATTGAAGAGATTTAGTTTATGCTCTTCAAGTCTTTTTTGATCTACAAGTGTATTAATCCTTTTTTGTGTATTCGAAGCAAGTTGTTCACGAAGGATTCCTCCTTCCCAAACCCACTCTTTACCTTCCATAATTCCCTGAACAAAAGCATCAGGAGCAGAAGGATCAGCAACAATATCAGCAGCAGTTGCTAACATAAAATCTTCACCGACAATCTTATGACCTTCATTGGTCATTTTCAGTGAACCGACACCACGAGAAGAAACACCGAGACAAACTCCTTCACCAATGAGAGACTTGGCAATTTTACCCATTGGAGTTTCAAGAATTTGTGCTTTTCCTCTGAAATTGTTTCCTTCTTGAGTGAGAGAAACAATCTTGTGAGAAACACGGTCAAGGTTTACAGTGGGACCATCAGGATGTCCAAGTTCTCCAAGAGCACGACCTTTATCAATAAAAGATTCAGTGTATCTTTTTACTTCACGAGAAAGAGTTTCCATAGGATACATTCTACCATTACGGTTACAAATGTCACCTTGAAGGAAAACTCCTTCGATGTATAAATTTTTCTTACTACCTACTTTTTCGGTAATAAATTCTACTTTTTGAATTTCTTCTGTGATGAGTTTCATTAGAGTGAATTGGTAATTTGAACTTCGGTAATGTGAGTATCTCCACCTGAACTTGTGGCAATTTTAACTGCCTTTCTTATTTCAGCACCACTTGTAGCAGTAATAACACCTGTAATTGCTGATGTATTCCAATTCAATACAACTCTATCTGACTGATATCCATTTCTAGGATCAGTATTTAAAACATTTAAAACTTGGGCAAATGTTGTATTGATTCCTGATGGTTGAATTCCAGTTAGAGCAACATAGTCTCCAACATCTACACAAGAACCAGTTCCACTTGGTAAAGAAAGTGTAGTTGTAGATCCTGTTGTAACTCCAACTACACCTTGAGATCTAATTGGTTCTTTTATCACAACAATTTCACCTGCTTTTAACCACAAACTGGTAGAAGTGCTAATTGTTGGAGTGTAACCAATCTCAACATAAGCATCTGCCTCTGGAGCAATTCTTAAATATCCAGATTGTAGTGAAATTGGATTGCTAGTGGAACCTCCACTAACTTTGGCAATTTTTTGTACTATTTTAAAAGCAGACATATTTATTCAAATTTTATATTAATTATTTAGTTATTCCTCACCTTCAT